AGTCAATATCATTCCTATGATTCTTAACCATAGTGTATGGACCTTCTTTTTCAATTTCTTTATAGTAACTGCTAGAATGTTTAGGGTGGCAATATCCGCATTTAAAATTACACTCATTACCGAATGAAACTTCAACATACTGTGGATTTACATTTGCCATCGGCTCTTGCTTAATTGCATTGAATCTTTCAGGTGTGTATATACTTGCATTACGTTCTTTACGATCACTAATGTAATCTTTACCCATACATTCAACATTCCAACAATAGTTACAACCGCTAGGTTTCTTGCCGTCTATCATCATTTGACGTTCTGCTTTTTTCTGTTGTGTGTTGTGTAACGCACTTGGATCTGCTTCAATTTCATGCAAAGGTATTTTATGCGGAGCAGGGTGATAACAACTGTGTGTTTCTCCTGTACCTAAGTATAGTGTTGTATGATGCCATTTGGCCAAACAGAATGTAGGACTTAGCTCGTCCATGATAGGAATAAACTTTTCTATTCTTTCCTTATCGTGCATTAAACTGTTCCTTTAACCAATCAAAGTCATTTATTTTACGTAGGTTATCTGGCTTGTTACTGTTTGCAACTCCGTAAGCTCTACCTGCTTTTGCTCCTTTAAGTGCATACTCTGCAAAAGGTCCTTTTGCTTCTTTACACCAAATATCTAAACGTTTATCAGTTTCCATGTTATCTTGTCTATTAATAGCTCTACTTGCTAGTTTAACACATTCTCTAAATGAACTTTTCCATGTACTGTATTCATCGGTATCAAACACACTAATGTTACTTACTTCATTCATAGCTTTAAACTTTGAAGATAGACTAGTAGTCATATCAGTAGTAAAATCTGTAATGTTCATAACTGCTTTTCTTGGTAGTAATTTTACACCACCGTAACCATATTCTAGATCATTTACTGCATTTTTACTTCGCCAAACATGTACCATATCTTGATCCCAAAACGGAACACGATGATCGAATTTAAAATGTTCAATTAGTTTAGCATCACCGTCAACTACCCAAAACATATCTGTTTCACATAGTCTTGCTGCTTCCATATGTGCTTGATGAATACCTTTTACATCACGTATCCAACGTAGTTTTACACTAGAGTCTTGTACTCTTACAATGTCTTGTAGTTCTTTGAAATGCTTATCTGCATTTTTTTCTTTATAACTTATAAAAGCAATATCATATGACGTCGGCCTACTACTATTTTGTTTTACATCTTTTTTATTTGTAAAGAATCTTGAATTAAATTCACGCTGTGTTACAGGACGCTCTTTTGAAAATAATGTAACACCGTCATACCATTTGCTATTTTGAAAACAGTGAGTAAGTTTTCTATGATAACTATCGTACTTAGGAATATAATAATCAAATTTAAAACTATCAATAATATTTAGATCAGGATATACTCCCCAAAACATATCTCCTGTTGCTTTTTCTTGAGCTTGTTTATAATCGTCAAACGTTTCTAAATTAAATACTTCCCACTTCTTAGGATTACTGGCTACAACGTTAACTTCTTTTTTATTTGTAAAGAATCTATAATCAAATTCTCGTTTAGCAATTTTATTATTTTTATGGCAAATAAAAATACCATCGTAAGTTTTATCATTTTTAAAAACATGAACAACATCTTTATCCCAAGCAGGAACTTGATATTGAGGAATGTCTGTTGGAACTACATCATCAGGTATACATAGTATAAACTCTGAATGTGCAATTTCTTGTGCTGTAACAAGTCCTTCGTAACTGTCTAGTTTAATAATATCGTAAGGTTTAGGACGACTTGCTAGTATATCAATTTCTTTTTTATTTGTAAAGAATCTATACTTCCATTCTTTGCTCGATACGTTTAAGTTTTTAGGAAATAAGCATACACCATCATAGTGTTCGCCATTTTTAAATACATGAATATATTGATTGTCCCATTCAGTAAGTCTGTATGTAAAATCAAAGTCTTGTGTTATATGTAAACAATCCCATACTACCCAAAAGTTTTTTGTAAGAGTCTTTTTATTAAGTGTTTCATAGCTTTCACAGTTTTCTATTTTCTGTGCGTGTGGAAAACGTGACTTGAAATTATTCCAAGAACTTACGTTAACCTTAGAATCACTAATAAAAAAGATATCATACATATTTTTTACTATAGTAGGTTTGTCCTAGGTTCAATGCTTCGTCATATAGATCCATTGTATACCTACTTGCATCAGGTTCTAGCCACACCCAATCAAGACCTAGGTTTAATTTAATTTCGTCTCCTAGACGTTGTATTTCAGCAATACACGCTTCACTATCTTTTGAAAAATGCTCTGCTTTATCTTTATATATTTCGCCCAACATTTCAAAATCTCTAACTTGTATATGATCCCAGTCTGTACAATTAGTCATATAGGTTCCTTGCCTTGCACCTAGTATTGACATTATACCATTTTCTACATGTGATCCAACCGTTGACCACATTCTAAGTCTGTGAATATTATGCCACCAAATTCTTTCTTTAATTTCCATAGGTGGTAGTTTTAGACCATCAAACAATGTCATTTTAACACCTTCTCGAAATCCTGATCTCCATGCATGATATGGATTGCCATTTATTTTTGTGTCGCTATAAGTTACTGGAAAGTTTCTATAACCTGTTTCCCAACAAAAGTCAACTTGCGCTCTTTCGCTATCTGCATTTTCATGTGTTTTCATATTAAGTAAATGATCCTTAGACCATAACTTTAATCCGCCGTTACCGTAACGTAATCCGTTAACAGTATTCTTACCACACCAACTATATACTTTAACTTCTTCTTCTGACATATCTAAGTCAAGATTAAAATATTCAGGATATACTATATTGTCTGCATCAACGGTAAGTAACCAATCAGTTTCAGATTGTTCTGCACATGCTTTATGTGCATGATCACTTCCTTTTACACCATGTACACGTTTAGCCCATGGTAACTTATTGCATAGATCTGCATAATGCAAATCAGCAAAAGGTTCATCATAAGATAAAAAGAATACGTCGAATTCAGCAACCCGCATTTAGATCTCCTCTAGTACATAGTTTTTAAACAGTCTACGAGTAAACACACTAAACTTTCCTGTAATGTCTACATCGTCAATTGTTACAGACTTACCTTCTAACTCTTCAAGTGTAACATCAAAAGTTTTTTGCGGAAAGTGTGGATCATTATAATCAGCAACTGTAAAAGATAAAGTTGTTTCACCTCCCCAAAATATATTTCTTGGTGTTGCTGGTTGCCACTGTTTTTCTAAAACTCTTGTACCACCATACTCTTCGCTTAGTTCAACTGTAAGTTTTTTGGCAGCTAAGTCATATGTAAGATAGATGTCTGGTTTTACCTCTTCATCTAAATAACGCTTATCAATAATCCTATGTAGTACGTCATCAATTTTTGATAAGGTTTTTTCTTCTGTAATTTCAAACTTACCTTCATGAGTATCAAAAAAGCACTTACTGATATGGATGTCACCGTCAATAATTTTGATAGCAAGATCTTCGTCAATCTCAACAACGTTTTTGCTGTACTCCATTTCTATTGCCGAATACGGACCTACTGAAACCAGTTGTCCTGTATCTGGGTCAAATGCTGTACCAAATCTACGTGCTGGTTCTTCATAATTTTTAAGCCACTCATCAAAGTCGGGCATAAATTCTTCTACTTCTTCCATGCTATTTCCTCCAGTACATTAATTGTTTCTAAATTCATTTTATCTTTTTCAACATAATGTACAATGTCGTTTTGTTGATAACTACCTATTTTTAATTTGCCTTTATCATTTAAGTAATATCCTACATGATCTGAAAACTTATCAGCATGCCATGGCCAATTTTGTACACCGCCTTTCATATGTACAACTCTTGGAAATCCTAACGGGTATGCAATATCGTCTGTGATATCTAATATCTTTGCTGCTATTGCAAATGCTTCATCAGTTCCTATAACTTTAGGTGTATGCTTTGTTAAAAACAAATTAGTGTATTCATTTGGATTGTCCATTATAGAACGCTGTAAATTAAAGAAGTCATTTGCTAGTTTACTATCTTTTTTAAAGAATGTAAAGAATGAATATAAGTTTGGTAATTCATTTTTAGTAAATGTTCTTCTATAAAAATCATTAGTTACTACTTCTCCTCTATATGTGTATGCTTTGTTAGCAACATACAGTTCAGAATTTGCAACAAAATAATCAATCCAATGACTGTAATCTCTAAAGAACAACATGTCTGCATCTAAACATACAGTGTGTTCCCACGGTGTTAGCTCGTCCATATAAGAACGGCCGTCCCAAAAACCTTTCTTGTCCCATTCAATAATCTCATCAAAGACCCAAGTAGATTCAAAATTTTCTATTTGAGTTTTATCATCAATTACTAATGCAACTTTATCGTAACCTTCTTTTTGTGTATTCTTAATACTTAATGCAAGAGCATATGCCATTTGTGCATAATTGTATTCTTCAGAAGTTGCAACAACAATTAGATATCCAAAGTTCATATCAACTCCATTAGTTTGTCAAAGTTTCTTTCAATGCTTTTTTTATTCATTACATGAACATCTTTGCCTGATGACGAAGCAACTAGTTCTTCATTAGTTAATAAAAATTGTAATGTGTTACTTTTTACATCAACTAACATATCTCTATCTATTGTAGAAAACACTGACGGTAATTTATATTCTGTATCTGCTTCTTGAAATCCATTTAGTATATGATTAGCTATTGCAAAACTAATATCGTTCCTATATAGTCTAGGATCAAAACGATATGTGTCTGCAAAGAACTTGTAATTTTTTTGTATGTATTGTACTAAATCAAAAAGTACTTTTGTTTGATCGTTCTTGGTAAACATAACTGTTGTAGCCCAAAGCAATTTAACGCCAGTATCCGAAACATACTTGTCATGGTAACCTGCTCGTGTTCCCATAATATCATTATACTCATGTGATATTAAGAAGTCTTGTTCGACATCCCAATAACTGTTCAAAGTATCTGAAAATGTTAGATAGTCACAATCTAACAATAATGTTCTTTCATAAGGTGTAATATCCCAAACATTTGGTCTGTTTGAATTATCGAAAGGTACTGCTTCAAAATCATTTCCATCATGAAGATTTCTGTATTGCTGTGTTGGAGGACGCTCTACAAAAATAAGGCTGTCAAAGATTTCTTTTGCTTTATCTGCAGTACCTATTTCTTCCATATAATCAACAGTTGACTTATCTGTGATTAATGAAACTGGATAGCCGAGATGCTTTTTAGCAAGGCCGCCTGCGACCAATGCTAGTTTAGAATAGTCTAAACTTCGACTGTTATGTGCAAATATTACGATTCCTTTATCCATATTATACTTCTATAAGTTTTTCTACGGATCTGCTCTTTTTGAGCTTCTGGTATTCTTCGTAATATTCTAATGTTGATGTTGTGTATCTATCAAGTATGATATCTTTAAAATCTGCAAGATTTTCAATCAATATAGGATTATCATTAACATCAAGTAATACTACTCCTTCGGTTCTATCTACTGAAAGTAGCATTTGAACGAAGTTAATTAGTTCTCTATTGATCTTAAAGATGCCGCCATTAACACCGTATGTTAATCTAGCATCAATTTTTTCCTTTAAAGTTTTACGCTGTACAGCAAAAGTTTCTCTATACTTGCTAAAATCCAAGGCTTTTTTTAGTTGTTCTTCCATATGTCCTCCACAGTTATAGTAGCACTTAATATTTATGCGCTGTACTGGGGGCTAGGAAATTAACTGACTGTGAATCCGCCCACTGTTACAGATGGCGTTTCAATACTAAATGATTGTGATCCTGTGGGGTAAAGATTAATGGTACCAACTGCTTTTCTAGTAACAGTTTGGAGATAAAGTGAAGCAGGTCCTACTAAATCAGGTCCATAAGTACCTGGTCCTTGTTGCGGAGTACCTGATGTTGACGGTCCGCCTAATCCAACGTGATCGTCATTGTAAACTGCTGCCATTTCTAGTTGATATGCACTACCACTTGAGTTATCTAATACCGCAGGTGTTCTTGCATATAATCTATAATAGTTTGCATTGTAAGGACTACTAGCAACAGCTTGGTACCAAGGTGTGCTATAAACGTTTGTACATCTATAAAAGTTTCCATTATCATTAGGATTAACACCCGTTGCTGGTTGTTGTCCTCCAAATGTCTGTGTACTTGCTGTCTGTAGTAAACTTCTCCAAGAAGCGTCTTGGGCTGAACCGCTAATACTGCTCAAACTGCTTGTAAGTTGAATTTGTCCACCACTATTAAAATAGTGCCTAGCGGCTAATGCTGATGACCATGTAAAAGTAACTAATACTTGAGCAGAAGTTGACCATGATCCTGTATATACTGCATTACTGTGTGTTGTAGATGATGCTACTGATGCTGGTGGTATGGTATATTTTGCAGCCTCTAGTGCAATAATTAAATCATTCCATCTTCTGTAAGGCTGTGTATTGTATGTTGCATCATTAGTAAGAGTATTTGCTTTAATTTTTTGAGAAGTACTAATGTTATTAGGCCAACTTCCCCAATTAGTAGGAGGATTTGAACCATATATATGCCTGTAAGCATTATACATGTCTGTAATTAACCTACCGTATTCTTCTACAGATACTTTGTCCGAAACACCAACACCTGATGCATTCATTGTTTGGCCCCAACCATATAATACTGTGCCGTCAGCAAGGCCCACCACTTGCTCAAGGCGAGTGTATAATGCATTGTAGTCGTTTCTACTAATTGTTGCGTGTACGGTCGTCATATAATATCCTTAACAGCAGTATTTACTACAACAAGTGTCTATGTTGCACTAATGCTGGTTCCAGAATACGATGGACTCGTAATAGAAAATGCAGCACCACTTGGTTGTAATGTTCCTGTAGCTTTTAATTCTTCTACATCAATACTAAGTGTGCCGTCAACTTGATCGCCTGGCGCTGGTGCACCTGGATCAACGTAACTGTCAGTCAATAAAACCTTAAAGTTAAATACTGCGGCTGTTCCTGCGGAGTTACTTGCCACATCACACTTGCCTTGAATCTTGTAATTGTTTGCTGAATATGGCGTACTAGCAGATAAATTATATAAATCTTGGTATACATTTGTAAGCATGTATATATTATTCAGCCCGTCTGGTAATCTTCCGCCGATTACTTGTCTACCCACAGTTGAAAGTAAACTAGTCCATGCACCGTTTTGTGCTGTTGCTGATCCTAGTCCTCTTCCTGTAGTAAATCTTAGTCTACTTCCAGAGTTCCAAAAATACCTTGCGTCGTTAGCATTACTAAATGTTACGGTTATAACATATTCTGCATTTGTACTCCAAGCAGATGTATAGCTTTTTGAATCTTTAACTGATGCTGTTAGTAAACCAGCATCGCAGTCAAATCTATCATTTCGACATTCGTCAGCAAGTGTGTTGTATCCGTTAAAAGGATCACTTGATGATGCTGTAATAGGATCTCCAATAGCAGCAATAGTTGCTGTTGGTACTACACCGTTCTGATGAAAATAAGCATTTACAATGTCAAACCGGATTGCATCAAAGTGTGACTTTAATACTGTTTGACCAGAAATAACTGTTGAGCTGTTAACTGATTGTCCATATCCGAATGTACCAACACCGGTACCCATGACTTCAGCAATTTTGTTTCGCAGGCTGTTGAGGTCTGTTGATAGGATCTGTGCGCCTGTTGTTACCATTATAATACTACCGCTTCAATAATTTTTGTTCCTGAATTTGAATTGCTTTCTATTGCAATTGCAAATACGTCTGCATGACTGTCAGCCTTTGTAGCGTAACCTTCCGCAGCAGCAACTAATCTATCTCCTTTAGCAATACTGCCGATAACTTTAACTGGTACACGACCTTTAAGTGCAATGTATGTTCCATCTTCTAACCATGAATTCATCATAAACGCAGGTTGTGCTGAAACAACACCTAACGCTCTATCGCCCTCACTACATGCAGTAACTTCTGCGTTTCCGCCAACTGATACAACTGTACCAGCTTCATATTCTTTGTCTGCTAAATATTTCTCTGCTAAGTCAGCATATCTAGCTGCGGTTGCTGTACCTTGGAATAAGTTAGCAATTAAGTCACCGCTTGAATTTCTTGCAGCAATTGAACTTGCTGATGCTGTTGTTTTAGCAGTTCTGTAATTAGGATCACTGTCTGTTGCACTATCATCAATTTTAACTCTATCTGCAAAAGTTGCTGCACCATTAAAAGTATTTGCAAAAATTACACCTGACGAATCTCTAACAACAATACTGTTGCCTGAAGCAGGAACTGATACAGATGGTGTAATACCGTTCAACGCACTTGCATCTGATGCTGTACCAGTCAAGTTACCTTGAACTGATCCAAACAATGTACCAAAAATATTTGCGCCTGTGTAACCAATGTTTTTAGTTGCACCGTCAACCATAACAGTTGAATCATTAGCAAGTAAACTACCTTGTGTGTTACCTGTAACATTACCTGTAACATTACCTGTTAATGGTCCTGTAATTGCATCAGCATGTATTGCTGACCAAGCCAGTGCTGCTGTACCTAATGTAAACGAACTGTCAATACCTGGAACTACTCCAGCTGCTGTAATATCTAATACATTCTTTCTTGTTGAGCCGCCGTCATTAATAATAAAGTTAATAGGGTTACCAAGAACACTTTCAAAAACAATTTCGTCATCGTTTTCAACTCTTAATCTAAAGTCGCTTTGGTCACCTACTTTATAACCTGAATCTTGGAAGTTGATTTCCTGGTTAAAAGTAATACTTCCTTTTTGTAAGTATTGATCAGCAGCAATGCCACCTAGCTTTAATGCGTTAGATGATGTTCCCCAGTATACATAACTATCTGATGTAACACCATTAGCATCGGCTTTCGCCATTGTAATACCTTTTTTAACTAACGTAAAGTCGTCAATAGGGTTAAGTGAACTGTTTAGTGTAAATTCTGTTTGTGAAATAATTGCAACTGTTTTACCACCTGCATTAATTTTTAAAATTGAATGGTTTGTGTTACCTGTGTCTTTAACAACTTGTGCAACCGCTCCACTAGCACCAAGATCTGGTGATGCTTCAGGTCCTACTAAGACAAACTCTCCGCCTGACCATGCATATAATTGTTTTGCTGATGTATCCCACCAAAATTCTCCTACTCCTAATCCTGAAGGAGCAACTGATGCTACTTCAGCACCGTTGGTAGTTTTCCATTGTGCGCCGTCATAAAACTTAATTTTCTTATTAGCACTGTCAAACCAAACTTGACCAGTGACTGCTTTTGGTGGTGCAGTAGTATTCGCAAAGTTTTCTAGTAAATGTAAGAAGTTTTCGTTCTGTACTTCACCGTATCCTGCGTAGTTTTTACCAACGAAACGTATATCCGTAGTGGTATCAATAGTTCCGTCTTCTACTGACGTTAAAAATGTTCCGTTAAATTTATCTACTTGATATGCCATGTGTGTTTTCTTCCTAGTTTACTGTTGTATTTATCTACCTTCACTCGTCTTCTGGTGGTAACGGCTTAGGGTAAAAACTGTATACATCCGGGTTATCTTTATACGTTTGGACAGCAGTATTATGGTTAGTAATCTTCTGCTTAGTATAGTTACGCATAGCAATAAAGTCATCTGTAAGCGGAATTCCAGCATTTTCTAAGCATTCTGCAATAATATTAAGTTGCTTGTGTACAGGATACTTAACAAGAATCTGCTTGTTAACTACTTCGTCAATCGCTACTTCTTCAATTAGCGGTACATCGTTAAGAGATCTTACTTCACCAGTAGCATAATCTCCCCACCAATATTCATTTGCGTCATCTAAATCAATAACTTTGTGAGGTACGCCTTGCGCGGTAAGTCTTTCAGCAAACTCGCTATTATAGTCCTGAGACGATATCACTTTTGATCTATCAGTACTAAAAATAATAATGTTTTTCATCTAGTTCTTCCCCAACTTAATGCAAGACTTATTTTTGGTCTTTCATTTTGTTTAATTTCTGTTACTTCGTGTTCTAAGTTCACAGGCATATCTATTAACATACCAGGACCTTCGTCTACTAAATTTCCTTTGCCTTGTTCATCGTACCAACAAAAATGTGGTGCATCAGATCTTAAAAATATTAACTTAAACTTCCAATATCCGCCTGCACTATCTTTATGCCTTTTAAGATAATCCCCTGGATCATATTTGTTAATACAAAAACTATCACAAGTTCTATCTTCTTCTGGAATTGATTCTGTAATCAACTCCTTTAATTCTTTTGGCATGTTCCAACGGAACATACTCTTTAACTTACTTTCACCGTAGGCAGTTACAAAATTAAACTCTTCTCCAGGCTGCCTAATATAAAAACTTTCTTCGTTTGCCTCTACTAACTTTACTATCTCGTCAACATTCTTACAATAGTCCGATACTAACTTTACTGCCATTATACATATGACCAAGTACCAGTGTAACTCCAAGTACTACCGTTTGAGTTATAAGTCAACTTGTATCCTGTAGAACTGTTATAAATGTTTGTTGAAGTGCTAACACTTCCAGTAGCCCATCTATATGCTAAAATCCATCTACCAGCACTAAAACTAGAACTTGAACCTGCGTATATGTTATTAATTATCAATTCAAAATTTAATCCACTTGCATTACTTGCAGGAAGATACGCTTCAATTAAGTCAATATATTGTGCATCTGGTGAACTTGTATTTGGTGCTGGTGAACTAATAACAAGTTGTCTTGTGTTTGCATTTGCAACAACATTTTGTACAAACGCTGTAGTAGCAATATACGTTGAACTATCTGAATTTGCTCTAGTTACACTGTATGATGCATTGTCTGCATTATTAGCATTTGCAGCCTGTGTTGCATTAACTGCTGTAGTTGCTGTAGATGCTGTGGTTGCAAAAGCTGCGGTACCATTTAGGTCTGCTTGAATAACATTTGCACTAAAATTACCACTTGCGTCTCTAGCAACAATTTTGTTTGCTGTAGGCAAGTTAGTTGCATCAACATTAAATGTTGTATTTGTAATGCCGTCATAAACTAAACCAGTTAAGTAGTTTCCTGGTGTTAAGTTTGAAAATGCTATTGTATCCCATACTGGCTGACTAGGTCCTGTTGACTTTAAGAACTTACCTGCTGTACCTGATGGAATATGTGCTGTTGAACCAGAAGCAGTTTGATAAGGTATTGTTCCACCTGCTCCACCTGCTATGTTAGTTGCTGTGGTTGCTGTTGTAGCGTTGCCTGCAACTGCACCAGTTAAATCACCGTAAAAATTTTGTGAGTATGTATTCTTATATCTTAATGCACCCGAACCAAGGTCAAGTGTTATATCTGCACTTGGTAAAAACCCTGCTTGTGAACTTGGAGATCTTGTAGGTCCAAATAAATCAAGTTGATAATCTACACCTTCTGATGCTGCTAAACTAATTTGATTAGTTGCTTTTATTTCAGCAGCGTTAATTGTGCCGTCAATAGTTAAGTTTGAAGCAACTGTAATGTTACCTGTAACACCTAATGATATCAGTGTTCCTACACTTGTAAGTGCTGATGTAGTAACAGTGTTGTGTAAGTTTGTACCTGTTAGTGTGTTAGCATCTGCTGTAACTGTAATGTCTGCTGTTCCATCAAATCCAACACTATTAATATTTCTAGGAGTTAATAATCTTTGTGCTGCACTTGCTGTTCCGCTTAATGTTGCACCAATAAAGTTTTCTGCTGTTACAGTTCCTGTAAACGAACCTGTTGTACCTGTAATGTTACCTGTAACATCGCCAACTAAGTTTGATGTAATTTGATTTGCAACAAAGTTACCTGTTGTATCTCTTGCAACAACTTTACCTATTTGATTTAAATGTGTTGCATCAACTGACCATGTAGTAGCATTTCCGCCATCAAAGTCTGTTCCTGTTAAGTAATTTCCTGCAACTAAACTGTTAGGAGTTTGTGCTGTAACTGTAAGGTTCTCTGACCCGTCAAATGCAACTCCATTAACTAGTATAGGCGATTCAAGTCTTGTTGCTTTATCTGCAACACCTTGTAACGATCCCATTACTTTTGCCATTGCATTTAAATTAATACCTGTAATTAGATCTGAAAATCCGCTTACTTCATTAGTTGGATCAATTGTAAAAGCATTTGAAGCAATAATACCTATTGTAATACCATTTACTTTAAGTTCAATTACCGGATATGTTGTTCCGTTAGTTGCTAATAGTGTTGTTGTTAATGCTCTAGTCGGTAAGTAACCATCTGCTGTTTCAGGACCAATCTTAATCCAGTTAGTTCCATCAAAAACATGTAAAGAAGGATCTGCTGGTGCTGCTGCGGACGATGCATTTTTTAACCAAAACGTTCCAAGTGCTGGTGTTACTGGTGGAGTAGCGCCTACATTTGCAGAGCCTGTTTCTACCCAGTTTTCACCATCGTAAATTTTTAATATACTTAATGATGTATCAAACCAAACTTGTCCTTTAATAGGAGTTATTGGTGCAGAAATATTTGCAAAATTTTCTAATAAGAATAAGAAGTTTTCGTTTTGAATTTCACCGTAGCCAACATAATTTCTACCAACGAAAGATAAACTAGTGGTTGAGTCAACTGCTGCATCTTGTAATACTACAAGTTGAGTTCCGTCAGTTTTGTTAATTACATAAGCCATTTATACGCTCCTATTTTCATCTTATGGTAATACCTCATCTGAAACGTGTGTCCAAGTGCCTGACAACAACTGGAATACTTTAATAATTCTAGATGTTGTAATACCAGCAGCTGGAACTGATGCAATTGCACCGTTTACTGCTGTAACAGCAGGTGCTGTTCCTGATGGTGTATTAAATGTATTCGTTGTTATAGTAATTTCAGGTGCTAAGTTAAGATTAACTGTTGAGTTACTTAATAATGTTACAAGTATTCTTGCAAAAGTACCTGATCTATATTCAGCTGGCGGAGCCAGCTTGGATAAAATTTCTGATGCAATGTAACTGTTTGGTTTACCATCTGATAAGTCCATACTAAATGCTAATGATCTTGATTGTGCAATATCGTCAACATATTCTTTTGTTGCAGCATCTTGTGCAGTTGTAGGATCAGCAAGTCCTGTAATTTTTGGTGTTCCTAATAGTGCAATATTACCTGAGCCATGTGCTTCTAATTGTAAATCATCGTTATTATCAAGAGTTGAAATCTTCTGATTCTCAATTCTTAATTGTGCTACTGGAGGTAAACCAGGACCAACATTAACAACGTTCTGAGCACCAAAAGCTGTAACACCTGGGATACTAGTAATACCTGTACCTAAAGATGTTCCGCTTAATACTGTTACACCGTTAATTTTAAATTCTTTACCAGTTGCTAGGTTAACGTGTTCTGAACTTGTAAATGCTTGTGAAGCAAGTGCAGGATATTCTGCTGTTGCACCTAACCCATCTTTACTATATAAAATTGCTTTATCAGTAGTACCTTTAATTACAAGTCCACCGCCGTCTGCAATTTCATCTGAGTTAGAACCACTATCGCCTGTTTGAGCAAGAACAATGTATTTGTCTTCAACAACTAATTCTGTTTGTTTAATTGTAGCAAGATCGCCATCATTAATAACAAGGTTACCTCTAATAGTAAGGTCACCTGCTAGTTCCATGCTACCACCAGTTTTAACTAAACTGTCTGGTGCGCCTTCATATAAATCAATTTGTCTTGTAGAAGGAGTAATCTTAACTGCAATTTCCTGCGAGATACCTTTTCTAACATCTAAAATTAAAAGTTTATTTTCAGCAGCGTTTGATAACTTAACGTTACCGTTATCAACTGACAAGTTAGCCTGCGAAGCAGAACCAACAACAAGACCTAAGTCACTTTCAATTCTAAGTGTGTTAGTTAATGAGTTAGCAGTATCTTTTCTAACATAGTTTGTAGAATCAACATTTGCTAATTTTTCTGAATTAGTACAAGTTACATCAAACTTAATGCCTGACAACGTACCTTGGTTAAAACCTGGACCAATGTCTCCACTAAATCCTTCAATAGCATTTTTAGGTGTAAATGAATCTTTAGCAAATATACCTAACAAGATACCGTTGTTGAATAATGATGTAATAACACGAGTTTGGTTTAGTGTATCAAGAATACTTGTTACAATAAGTCCACTAGTTCCTTGTGCATCTGAATATGCAGGGCCTAACAATATAGTGCTAGTTCCGTCAAAGAAGTATAACTGTTTAGCAGTATCATTAAACCAAAGATCACCAACACCAAGTGTTGTTGGTTGTGAGTTAGCAATTGTTGCAGAACTTACAGGAACAAATGCTGTTCCACTGTAAACTTTAAGTTTTGATTCTGTGCTATCAAACCAAATCTGTCCTTTGATAGGCGCCGTAGGCGCAGTCACGTTAGCAAAATTTTCTAGTATTTTAATAAAGTTTTCATTAAGTACTTCACCAAATCCGCTATAGTTTTTACCAATTAGTGTAATGTCAGTAGAGATATTATCAATTTGACCATCGGCTACTGTTGAAACTATTGTACCATCTGTTTTATTAATTTGATATGCCATTTAATATCTCATCCTACGTTGTTGTAAACGCTGGTGGTCCCGAACGTATAATATAGTTAATTGTCAAGAACGGATTCATAATACCAACTAATGACCCTAACGTAAAGTCTGTACTTGGTTTCTTAATACCGCCTGATTGTTGTAAGTACTGTGCTTGTCCTGGTGCTGTAGGTCCTAAACCTGTTGTACCTGGACTGTTAATAGCACTATCAACTCTAACAGCAGAATATTGAATTCCATTTGCTGTCATATCGTGTTCGTGATCTGGTAGGTTACCTAATGTTAACGCTACCGCACTTGCGCCTGCTGCTCCTGCAAGTGTTTGAGCTTCTGTACCTTCAACTCTTGCTGGGCTTGGTTCACCGCCGCCGTTATCAACAAATCCACCAACTGAGTTTGGCACGTTGATGTTGTTGTCCATGTTGTGTCTGCCTAATGCAAATCTACCACGTAAATCTGGTAATCTAAACGTACCTACACCATTAAGTGGTGCTGTACCATTATAAGTTGTTCCTATAGTATCAAACAATTCTCTAAACTTAGATATTTCAACTTCTCCACCATCACAAAATAAAAATCCTGTTGGTGGTTGTGATCCTGCATAAGGAATAATACCAGCTAATGGTATACCTAAGTCTCCTACAAACGTATCACGTGTTTGTTTAAGAAGTCCTGTTGCTCCTCCTGATTCAGCTGAAGCTCTATATACTAGTACAAAATCATTTTTGTCTGATTGGTTTGGTGCAGGTTCATCTCTACTTTTAACAATGTTAGCAGTCAATGTAGTAGCAAATGTCTTAGTTGCACTACCTACCTGCCCGTCAAACTGTATTGCTGGTGAAACAACATCGCCTGTTAGTGCAAAACTTGTAACAGTTTTTAAGTTAGTTGCAGTGTTTGCATTACCTGTAATGTTACCGTTAATTGTACCAACAATTTCATCTGCTTGAATTGATTTAGCATAAACTGTTTTCCAACGTGTTGTTGCCTCACCTAAATCATATGTATCATTAAGTTGAGGTTTTGCAGTTGATGATGTAATAGTTCCTGTAATATTTGCTGAGCCACCAATTAATAAATTTTTAGTAATTGCTGCGCCACCTGTTGTAACAATGCTACCTGTTGATAAGTTAGTTGTTTCGGCTGTGCTAGAAATCTTTAGTGCGCCAGTTAAACCAATGTTACCGTCAACATCAAGTGCTTCGTCTGGTGCTGCAATGTTAATACCAACTTTATTATCAAGCACTCTAAGTACTGTAGTTGGAATACCATTTCTGTTAACTTGTAAATCTACTGAACTACCTGCTGATGAATTGTAAAGTTTTGCAGCGGTAGATGATGTTGTTACTTGGAAGTTCCCGTCAACACCAATTGTTAAACCTGCGTTGTTTCTTACATTAATACCTTGATCAGTTGTGTTAAGAATATCACTTCTTAAAAACTTACCTGCTGATACTTCAACTCCGCCAACGTTAAGTGCGTCTGCATTTTTAGCAGTACCAATAAGTTTAGGTAGTTCGCCTCCTAAAAATATAGAAGCAAATTCTGTTTTTTCAGTATCGTTTGCTGGAGTTGCAACATTAAGTCCTGCTTTGATTGTTGCAAAGCCTTTGATATTAACTTTAGGTGTAAATGAATCTTTAGAAACAATTGCAACCGGTTGGTCTGCAATATATAAAATTAAAATACTTTTTGTTTGGTTGTCTGAGTCAGCAATATTTTCTACTGCTGGTCCATAACGTAATCCGTCAATTGAACTTTCTGCTGGTCCAACTAGTAACCATCTTGTACCTGTATAAATTCTTAACTGTTGGTTTGTAGTATCAACCCAAAGTTCACCAACTTTAGAATTTTCAACACTAGGCTCTGTAACACTCTTTTGAATGTTTGATGCTGCTTTCCATGCTGTGTTATCAAACAACTGTAGCACACCGTTTTGTGTGTCATACCAAAGTTGTCCTTCAACTGGATTTACAGGTGCATTTGCACTTGCAAAATTTTCTAATACAGATAAAAAGTTTTCAGCAATAATTTGTCCGTATCCAGTAACATTACGTCCTGGAAATGTTAAACTTGTATCTTGGCTTGATGTATTATCAAACACCGTGATCGGAGTTTTGTTTTCGCTATCTGTAAAATTTACAATATATGGCATTTATTAAACCTCCGTAAAGCCTGTTAAACTCTGTACTCTAATTGTATAATCAACTTGTAAGAGTCTGTTCAAAGACTTTTGTACAGGGTGGAAAACCACGTGTGTTAAAAGTTTGCCTGTACCTGTAGAATTATACCATTTAAGTCCAAGCTCGTCGAAAACAAAGTTACTGTCCATGTCAACACTATTATCAAATGCTTGTTGATCATCTGGCTCACCATAATCAAGTGTACATGTAATTACAATGTCACTGTATGTTGCACCACTAACGTGTCTAACTTCCATTTTGTTACGCACTGGATCAGCGTTCGCAATAGAGTTTTGATCAATAACTTTAACGTATGTTTGATTGTATAAACTGGAGTTTGAACCAACTGTGTTAGGTGTTAAGTATGTAATTAATCCTGTAGGGTCAACTGTAGTACCACCGCTACCAAACGCCATTTGGTAAACTGTACCTTCCCCTTGATTTGAAAGACTGTTAACTATTGCAACACTCATGTTTTCATAGTGTATTGCATTGCGTTTATCCTGAAAAACTTCTCCAGTTTCAGGATCAAAAATCTTAATATGCCCTTCAAAATGGAACCCGCCGGTTTCATTCAATCCAGGTGCTTTTGGCGTTTTGTTTTCTTTGTTTGACATATTTTTATCTTCCAGTTTCATAGTGTATTTATTCAGGTAACTTCGATGTATTGGCAGCAATGAACTTACTAATTGGAGTACTGTTTTTAAGCAGTGTAACGCCTGATGTAGCAGTATTTTGGCCTCTATCGTACCATACTTGTCCTTGTTGTTTTATAATACTAATTCGTGTACCTGCAGCAGGCACATTTGTTAGTCTAATATATGCTGACGATCCGTCAACACTAAATTCAGCTTCAACCTTCTCATCGCCCGCCGGGCTAGTTGAACCTATAGTTTCATTATACTGATCTATATATGTTTTGCGTAATCGCTTACCGCCAACAAATACTTCAATCGAGTCACATCTTCCATAAATTGCTGGAATAGTACCTTGATACCAATCACTAACAGTACTTAGCTTAGGAACAAAAGGTAGTGGTCCAATTAACTGACTACTTCCATCACTAACAAAATCTGTTCTTGATTGTGTATCTTTGTACGGAATAGTTTGATCCGTACTCATATCAACCACATATTCTCCTACTGGACTTAAAGTCTTGATTGCTGTACCTTGTGTACCTCTTCTCAAATTGCTTAGTACATTACCGCTCTTGATCATGTATTCAATCTTTTCACCGTTGATTTCAATAATGCCTGGTACATTGTTACTTGCAACAGGTTCAAACAGTGAAGAAGCATCTTTAAGTGTAATAGTTTCGTCATAGTAAGTTAATTCTTTTGCTAGTACTAGACTATCAGTGATAGCATATCTAGTGTATCTATTAATGTTTAGCATGTCTTTGCTAACTTGATAAGCACTTGGTAGGGCAAATATATTAGAACCAAACGCTATAATTTCAAAAACATCTGTTTCTGTATTAGCCCCTTCAATATATACAACACCTTTGTTAACATCTAGTCTATAATCAACGTCTTGTATTAGTTTTTCTTTGTTTCTATAAACCCAAGTGTAACTTACACCCAATGGTTTAAACGCTATAGGATAAAATGCTTTGCCGCCTGTGTATTGATCGCTAACAATATCCATTGACGGATATTCACTAAACCAAGTAACATCAATTGTGTCACCTAATGTTAGTGCTGTTGAATCGTTGATAACAATATTATTACCAATCACAGAGTATTCTGCTCCTAAGTTGTTTTCAATCTTGATAACATCACCGACCGTCAAATTTTCCGCAGTAACCTCAAGCTCTTTTGTTGTACCGTTGTAAACATAGTCTGTAATAAATGTTTTTAGCTCGTTATTAATATAAACTTTAATATTGTTTGGAACAATAGAACCTGCTGATGCAATAGGGTCAACACCTAGTACATACTTTTTAGTTACACCATCGTAAACACTGTAAACTGTGTCAACACTTTTTAATTTTTTGTTGTTTACTTCAACAATAGTTGATGCTAATGCACTATCTCTACTTAACTGTACAAATGTATCTAAGTCATAGCTTTTAGTGCTACCGTCATATGTAAACTCTTGTTGGTTAACTCTAATTAGAGATTGTAATGAACTATCAACATCTGTTGCTGCACTAAATGCAACTATTCTAATTACTGCTAGTCTATCAGGCTTTATACCAAACTGTACAAGTGTTCTGTTTGGTGTGTCGGGCAATAAGTCTGTACTGTCAATAAATCCTGTATCAGATTGTACACCGTTAACTGATACAAATATATTTGAAGTGTCAGCGTAATTTGCATTAGTTAAGAATAATGTAGTATCACCGTCTGCAATAAATTCTTGATAATCAAGTATTGACACGCCGCCTAATCCTATTGAAACTATTTCGATTTTAGAATTTTCTACTGGAACACTTGCAAATTCAATAGTACTATTAGTAACACTAACTGTGTATGTTGCTGGTTCAACTTTTAATCCGTCAACATATACTATTACTGACTTATTCTCAATAATTTTTTGTCCTATAGGATATGTTAATGTTGATCCGTCACCTATTCTAACATTAGACTTAATTGGAGCACCTGTTGAATCTTGATTTGAATGGAATACTTTAATACTTAAACTGTCTAAAACCTGTCCAGGTACGTTTTCTTCTGTTGCAGGTACTTGATCTGGGCTATTATATTCACCACCGTCTATTGAAATGTCTTCTGCATTTGTTCCTGTTGCTGTTGCATAAGCACCATCCATTGCTGATAAAGTACCACCTGATAATTTTGTATCTAATAAGTTATTATCATTAATAGTTACAGCGCCATCGCTTTCTGCAGGACGGAAAATTAAGATATCTCCTGGACTTGTTGAAACATATTCGCCTACTTCTACAACTTTTGTGCTGCCGTCACCTATAAATGTTGGCATCTGTGCATGAGGATTAGTTGCTATTGAACTATCCCAAGCATCTGTATAATTAGGATCGTCAATTCTAAGTGTTGGTGGAGCATCAACGCCTTCTTCAGTTTGTAAATTAGAAATATCGTCAGGTACAACAATACCTGCACGTTTTAAGTAAATGTTAATAACTTGTCCGTTTGTAGGAACATAAGGAAGTGTTACACCAATTGTACTTCCATCTGCAACATAGTAGTAATCTGCTGCTGCTTCGACACTATCCCAACTGTCTGTAAACCAAGGAAGTGCGTCCCAGCCACCTGTAACATCAAATGTAGTACCTTGTACTTGAACACCACCAAAGTCAATACCTGTCATTAATTGATCAAGCTCTTTACCTATCATACCTGATGAAGGATTGTAGTATTTTGTAATTCTGCTTACACTATCTAATATTTCATCATTCTTTTCATACGTAATTGTAATATTATCGTCTTTGGCAGGCGGAATTACAAATGTAATTTTACCTCTTAACTGTTTGTACACATCTGTTTCTAAAGTAAACAGTGATATAGTGTATTCGTTATTAAGAACTACTTGACCATTATTAATAATTGATATTTTTGCTTTATCTCTAGTTGGTGGATATGTTAAATTAAACACCGCAGTTGATCCGTTAGCAGTAAATGACTCAGTTTGTGTAAAGTTATTGTAGATACCTGTTTTAGAAAGCCTATCAAACTTCATATTAACGCTCATAGAACGTGTTTTACCGTTACCTAGCACTGCAACTGCTCTTGCAACTGACGGTGATGTTCCATTACCGCCTACAAGCGAAACTGTTGGAGTTGATGTGTAACCTGTGCCATGTTCAGTTAGCGCAATTCCTGTAACTTTACCGTTTGAAACATATGCTTTTGCTTTTGCTCCAGACCCATTGCCGCCTGTAATTAATACTTTAGGTGCTTCTGTATAATCTGCACCTTTACTTGCAATACTAATTTCTACAATTTGGTATCCTTTATTGTCATTCCAAAATTTGTAAGGATATGTTGCTAGTATATCGTCATTGCTTTCGACAGGAATAATTTTACCCTTCTCTTCTGAGTAGTAAGGAGGTAAATCAAAGTCTGCTATTGCAGAATCTGCAATATCTAAGTTATCATACTTACTAATGTACTCCCTTACAGTTGTACTATAAGGTTTGACTTCGTTAATATAATCTAAGTAACTCTCAAGACTGTCGTTTTTGTAATTAGTTTTCTGTTTTAATGTGCCAACGTTATGTGTTGCATTTAAGAAACTAGTTTTAAATGCCCAGTCAACGTATGTTTGTTCTTTGAAAACATATCTAATAGATGTAAAGAATAAGTTATTCCACTCAACTGCATAATTACCAATCAAGATATCTTCTTTCAATGCTTTTAAAATAAATCTAAGTTCGTTTGAAACTTCTTTATCGTAAAAATCAATGTCATATGAATCTACATTATCAAATCCAACACCACTTAGTGTTGTATCATACAACGATGTTGAAAATTGTATAGTTCCTAACTCTCTACCAATTAATTCGTAATTGTTCATAGCAGCGCCATCGAGATCAGTAATTTTCTTAAACACTGCCCAACCGCCTGCACCGTATTCTTTGATTCTAATCAAGTCACCAATTTCAACATCTATAGTTGGTTCTTGGTACACACTAATAATTTCTTGAATGATCCTTGAAGTAGGACCAAAGTCATTGTCCCACCAGTCGGCATATGACCAGTATCTTGGTGTGTTGTACGCTTGTGATCTACTTCTGTACCAAGACTTTCTTACATCGTCCCAAGCATAAATGCTCCAGAAGTCATTAGCTGTTGAATCGCTTTCAACAAGTACACTAAACTGTCTTGGCTTAGTAGCAATGTAAGTATATAGTTTACCTTTATTAGTAATTGTTACACTGTTAACTCTGCCTTGGTTATCAATTGTAGTAACTGCTTCTGCACCTGTTCCGTCACCTTCGAATTCAATAGTAGGAGGTATTTTATATCCAAAACCTGGACTTAATATATCAATAGAGTTAACTTCATTGTCAACTATATTTGCACGTAATGAACACTGCTTGGTTCTAGATGTACCAACTTCAAGTAACTCAGTGTAAGTATCAACTGTTGTATCATATAAGTTTAATAAAGAACTTGGCTTTATATCAACAGAGTTTAATGTTGTAAGATCTAAAGAATCAGCAAATGATTCTTTGTGCATAATTGCATTAATGTTTGTAATTAAAGTTTTTAATAAAGTCTTTCTATCAACAAACATACTTTGTCTTGGTCTATAACTAACACCATATCGTTGTTTTTCTGGCAATTTAGGATCAGGTATTCTATTACCTTGTACATCATAACCAATTAAACTATCAATCCATTTGTTTTCTAATGAAGTTGTTGGTAGACTATCTGCAACTCCTTCAGTAAGAAGTTGATACTCGTTATGTACTTGATTTTGATTTTCTTGTTGTGTATAGTATTCAATATTAAGAACTGCTGAATCGTCTGCTACCGTTGCTTTATAATTAAACAACAAGAACTTATCTTTATCAATAAATGCTGCGTAAGTTTGTCCTAACGCTGACGGGTCACTAATTAAGTTGAACACATCTGCTGCTGATATACTTCTATCTGGCATGCCTTCTGGTACAGTAACTTTATTTTTTACCCAATAGTAATAATAAATTTCTGTTTGTTCTCCTGTATTAGGATTAAATTCTGCTTTCACACTATAAGCACTATCGTCTGCATACAAAGGTTGTCCTGATATGCCTAGTGGTAACCCCTCGTTAGTATCTGCAACCAATGCCCACTCTGACGGTAGTAATTTAGACTGTACCCATTCATAAATATCAATTGATGCGCCAGGAGCCAATGCTCCCCAAGCACCTACTCTGTATGATACTTCACCTTGCTCATAGTCAAACCATTTAGCAGTTGAAATATCCCACCATAATTTACCTACGTTTTTAGTCTTCCAACAAATTGAATCGTCAACAACTGCGCCTTCTGCTGTTCCTGTTGTATAAATTGCAGGATCATAAGGCACTTTGTATGAAAGCTCTCTTTCTGCTTCTGCTAACAGTTTCATTTTAGCTGGATCAAAGATTTCTAAATCAAGAATTTTTGTATCATCTTCTGTATCGTATAATGAAATACGTTTAAACTTATCAATGTCAACTGTCTGTGGTTGTGAGCCAATAATGTTTAGTGAATTTTGTCCTTCAGTTTTTTCAAATAATCTAACTGTACCTGTTTTAGGTCCATCGAATGCAATGTCAACTCCGTGCGGTGCAGGTGATATAAAGTTGGGTGATCCAACTACTATAGCATTTCTTGTAGCATATAAACTAAATCCAAATGATTCATTTAAAGAAAGTGCTTCGTCAATTTTCTCTGATAAGAAGAACTTCTCATTTGTACCCTTTTTCTCAAATACATATACTGCCCCAGCAAACCCATCAAAGTCTCTAAACGTAGTTCTATTACTATCGTATGATGTTTGTGAAGCATCAAATCTAGTTTGCAATACATACGGAGAGTTAGTTGCACCAATTGCAATTATTTCTGTGCCGCTTGATATTGAAATATCTTGGCCAAACATTTCATTTGGATAATCTGAATAACTTGTTAATTTTTGTTTTAGTCTATAAGCAAATTCTGTTGAGTCAGTATCAAACTTGAATACATAAGCACTACCTTGATTCTGGAAGTTCTTGTCTGCTAATGGACTAGTTACAACTAATGTATTACCTGAATAGTCTAAGCCAATTGCATAACCAAACTTATCACCTGAACTAATTACTTCGCTTGGATCAAGATCACTTAGGTATGGTAAAGCATCTGCGTTTATTTGTTGTAGTAATCTATAAACTCCAGCAGTGTTCTTTTTGTAAATGTAAACTTTACCTGAAGCAACACTTGTACTGTCACCCACGTTAACCCAAGGTTCGCCAGCATCTGGTGCTTCGTTGTAACTTCTGATTGTACTATCTGCACCTACTGCACTTGGTCCTAGATTTTGTAACTGATGATACCCGCCCTGATACTTAACTGTATCTCCTTGTGCATATTCGTAGTTAGGTCTCCAGTGGCCTTTATAGTTTGTAAAATATTGTCCATCACTGTTAGGTGCGCCTACTGCTAGTACTGTCCCGTCATAGTTCATTGCTAAAGAAGTACCAAAGCGATCATCTACTTTAATTAATTCAGTAAGTTGTTGATCATCAAGTAGTCCAGCATCAAGTGTTGAGCCATCATCGTTAGTCGCAATTGACATTGGAAGCGAAGCACCTGTTGTTACTTCGTCTAGTAGTACCCAATCATTTGATCCAGTTGTTAATGAACTTCCGTCTGCAACATTGTCAACTAATGCTTTCCACATATCACCATTTGAAAATACAATTGAATCCTTAGGATAAAAAGTAGAATCATCAGCAGCATAAATGCCTTTGTAATTTTTATTGTAGTCTAAGTGCCAGCCATCTGTTGTATCATATGTGTAAAGATACACACGACCTTTTGCATCTTGTGAGCCAGGTGCTGATACTGACATGTAATAAGGTCCTGTACTACTTGCTTGACTAACTGCAATCTTCTGACCAAATCTTTCGTTGTCATAAGTTCTAGGACTTACTTGTATGTCATGTAAGTTCCACTGTTGAGACTGGTATTGGTAAATGAATATTACCCCTGTTTCAAAACCGCCTGTATTTGAACCATCTTGTTCAGCTTCAATTTTTTGTACTTCAACCCATTCGTTGCTGTATACATCAATAGTACTACCATCACCATTAATATTATCTTGTGCTTTGTAAAGTCTTCCTGAGAATAAAACAATATCGTTGACTATGTAGTTTGCGTTTACATCAAACAGCCCTTTGTATCTACTAGGAATACCACTTGCTGTGTGTGCGCCAACCATTAACCAATTGCTATCTGGGCTTAGTGCTAGTTCAAGACCAAACGATCCTGTAACATCTGTTGTTAACCATGTTGGTGGTTCAAGCAATTGCTTAGACGATAGACCAGTTGCACCTTGAATATAAACTCCTACCCTTGCTACATCAGGTATACCAACTATAACTTGTTTAAGTGTATCACTGTAAACTGTTTTTGTACCAACACTTGTTGGATCGATGATACCAAAGTCAATAATTTTCTTACCTGTAAACTGTTTTTTCTTTTCAACAACTTCCCAACGTGAATTGACATTTGAATCTACAAATAGTTTCGCCCCGTCACTTAATAGTGCTAACTTTTCTGCATCAATATCATCGTAAGTAGTAAAACGTGATTCTGTTAGTAACATAGGATAAGCACCTGTGCTAGGCTCAAATCCTTGATCTGCATCATACTTTTCTGTATGCTGTACTGTAACTGTATTAGTTGTTGCTGCTTTTACTTTCCAAAACTGATTTAAGCCTGCTATTGTTTTGATACCAAATATATCATCAACTTTCAGCAAGTGTGTTTTTTCAAAAGTAAAAATTACTTCGTTATCATCATTACTTTCTAAGTTTGTAATTTTTAAATCGTATACTGTATTTGCTCTAAGAACAGTCCATGAAGGTCCATCGAATGTAACCCATATATGATTATTGTCTTGTACTGATGCAATTGCAAGATTTAATATTTCATCTCTGTTTGTAACTGTAAAGTCTGTTTGGCCTACTGCTACATACCCTGGTGTTAACATAGGCTTAGAATCATAACTAACAGGATTAATTGCTGTTGTAAATGGCGTAGGACCAAATTCAAAGTTAGTAGAATCAACTCTATAGTATCTATCAACTTTATCTTGTGCTGATGCTTCAACTAATACAGGTTGAGGATTTAATTTAAATTTGTCAGTGTCTAGTCTAATTTCAAGTCTTTCTGATTGATCAACGCCGCCTATCTGTCCTAGTCTGAAACCCCATTCCTCATTTAAGTCAACAGCAGCAGTAGAAGTATTATCACCTAGTTTTGTAAATAATTTGGTAATTGCATTAGGTGTACCTTTCTCTCTAATGAATCCTTGATACAATTTAAATTGTGTTGTTGGATCTTCGGATAAGTTTTCTAAATATGTTCTGCTTTGATATCCTACAGTATGTCTTGCAAGATCTCTTTGGCTTTTTCCTAAGCCTTCAGATGCTACATCAAAGTAATCTTCAATTTGATTAATTCTGTAATCAAAGTTAGGAATAAGTTGCTTTTCAGGTTCTGAATCTAGTTGTGTCCAATTAGCATCATTAAACTCTTCACCACTAGTATGGTTACCTCTTGCAGTATATTTGTATGCTCTATAAGATACAATGTCGCCTAACTTATAATCGTAGTAAGGTGTCCAGGTTGCAAATGATACATTATCAAATAAGAAACCTGGGCTAGTATAATCACCGTCCCAATCTGTCGTTCTAAATCCTTGAGCTTTAATTCTTTCTTGTCTATAACCTGTTGCTTTATCAAAGATAGTATCATTGAAAACTGTTTTATCGTCAAACACAACAACGTGTTCTTTTAAAACATAATTTAGTTTTAGTAAGTAGATACCTTCAGTTGTATTTGTTGTACTAATCGATATGTTTTGAAAGTCTCTCGAAACGTTTATAAACTTAGGATCTATTGCTGAACCGTCTGCTTTTAAAACACTGTAGTCATAAAAACTATCTAGTAAATTATCAGCAACCCCAACTGCTAGTTTAACGTCCATATTCGTTGCACCTGGACTAACTGATAGCACAGAACCTACTGCCCAGTTGTGGACTGTCCAATACATAAATTCTTTTGATGCTGTTACAAAGTCTTGTACTACTTGATTAGTTCCATCGTAATTTGCAAAGTTAAAACCTAAACTTTTTAAGTGTGCTTGATATCCTAACAAGAAGTCAACAACGTCTTGTATAGTATTGTATTCTGTTCCGTAACTTACTTTCTTAACTTTGAAAGTATTAAAATTTCTACGCTGTTGAGCAGTAACAGCATTTGCAACTGGTAAGTCAGGTAGCTGTACTAAGTTACTTTTATCAAACGTTTCTCCAGAGGTAAATGTTTGTGTTGCTCTATAAAATGATCCTCTGTATTCAACAATACCGCCGTTATTAAATCTTTTTTCTTTTTCCCATGTTGCAAATGGTTCTGAAGTTCCTGCAACAGATATAACAGGATCTTTTTGTTGTGGGAATGTTTCAAATGTATTAAAGTAAGGATTAATGTCATCGTACCCATTAACTACCCAACCTTGTGTAGTTTTCTCAAAGATAACGCCACTGTATGTTACTGAGCTAATTGGCGAACTTACGTTAAAGATAATGTCATAGTTTTCTGGTGGAATAAACACACTTGCACTTGCTGAACTAGGATTTTTACTATCAAGCAAATACTTCTGCTGTTGTTTATCAACAAACCCGCTTACTCTTGAACTTAGTCTAACATTAATACAATCAATGTTCTTTTGTGCTTCAGCAACAGAAGCACCTTTAGACTTAATATAAGAAGCAATGTACATTGCAAGTCCTGCAACTTGTGTTTTTCCTGCTACAGGAAATTTTAAATCTGTTGGTGTTAAGAATGTATCTGATGTTACATTTACTAACTGATTTATAATGTTTCTTTTAGTTACAGATCTATCAAAGTTTAATATTAAATAATCAAATGGCTTTAACAATGCTAATGCTGTTGTTACTGCAAAAGCATATTCTGAACTTGTTTTCCATGCGTTTTCAACTGGACTGTCATCGCCTAATTTAAATGGTCCTCTGTTATTAACAAGCTGGAAGTTTCCTGCAAGACCTGATGTTAACGGATCAACAAGTTTACCATCACAATCACAAGGAATATGATTTAAAATAGTTGTTCTAGCATATCTTGGATATATTCCTGCTCGTGTACCTTGAGCAATTTTACCTTGGGCAATATCTTCCCATAATACTAAGTTACCGTTTGTGTAAGGTGCAACACCATATTCTGTATCCCACCAACTAGGTTTAATACTAAAGCCTAACATTTCCCAAGGGTGTGTATGAGGTCTATCAGTGTCGTAGAAGTGTTTGTAAACACCTCTCCAATATCCAGGCAAGTTTTCTTTGCCTGTAGGATCAGTCATGTTAGAATATGTATATGTAAATGGTTCTGTATCTACAAAATAATTATTTGTTGTATAACCTAGGTTAGTATTTTGTACCCAAGATAAAAACTCTTGATTAATTACATTATCTAGTTCTTCTTTTGTAAATGTACTATTACCATAATATCCACCTAACGCTTTTTGTACATCAAAGATTTCAGGATCATATTCTTGTTTAATATTATTAAAAATACGTTTTTCAAATTCTAAAAGTAAGTCATCTCTATAATCATCGTATGCTGTAGTTTTACTTCCATCATGTCCTTGGATTATATTTTTAGGTACTCTATAAGTATCATCTAAATATTTTGTAGGCTCATACTTAGGATAAAGTCCTAAAGAACTAGGAGTTGGTGGCACATGGCTAAATGCTGTTGATACATATTCTCTTATTTCAATTCTATCACCTGGTACAAGAGTTCCTGTTATTGTAATAAAGCCTAACGCACCATTAACTTCGTAATCTTTTCCAACAATAAGTTGTACATCGTTAAGGTAAACATATGCTGCTTTCCTACTTAATGTTTCTAAATCAAAATTTTCATTAAGTGTAAAATTCTTAATACCAGGATCATCAACTACATATTCAGTTTTAGTAAATGCTCCAGCACCTATCATATCTGTGTCTGCAAAAGGACTTTCGATAGTTTTAGTTTTTGTAATATTTTCTATAATATTATCTAAAAAGTCTGAAGTATTCTCGTTAAAGTCAACTTCGGTTGCTTTCTTAATAATATTTTGTTTAAAAATTGTATATGCTTTTTTAGCATATCTAAGAGACTTTACAATGTTAACATCTTTATCATTGACCAGTAACGTAGAAACTGCTGCGAAGCCTGAGTGCTTCATAAATCTTGTTGAGTTCTTCTGATAACCGTCTACGTCTCTTAGGTTTGAAACTCCTGGAACAGATCCTACAACTCTCCTATCAAATTCAAGAGAGGATTTTAAATGGTCAGTTGCTTGTCCTAGTGTAAATGTTTTTAACTGTTCGTTGAGAGGATTTTTTTCTAGCCCTGCTGGTATTTGATAGTAACCTTGATCAGGCTTAACTGCTGCAACTACTTTTACAGATAGTACATCATTTATACTAAATGTTCTATCAAACGTAAATTGATTTGCACTTCTAGTATATGTATTAGTAATATACTCGCCATTTAGATAAAAATTAATTAGTGCATCGCTTGGAAGTGTTTCCCAATCAACAGTATTAAATATTCCTATTGAATCTGCTGTATTAAATGTATACTGATCAATAATTGGCTGTATGTAAGTTTTATCAGTTGCTATCCAACCGTTAGCATATACTCCATTAATTTTATAGAATCCTGTGTTGGTGTTCTTGGTATATTGTTTTTGCAATAATGTGTAAACAAATTTTTCTGTTTCAAAACTCCAATCAAATACAATATCACCTACGTTATTAATGTTTGCATATGTTAATGCAAATCCTAATTCTGTGTCTACAACACCACTACCAATCTTATAACCTAAAAGGTTACTACCTACAAAACTTGATACAGGATATGTAGTTTCGTTTGAAAATGCAACTCCTGTAGAATCATACAATTCAAATTTAGGTGCTTGGTTAGCACTAATTTTTTCTTGACTACGTTTCCAAGTCGACCCGTCATAATGATACATCTTACCAGAGTTAACTGTACCTCGTCTTACTAATACGCCTTCGTTAAATGCTGACAATGTATCAGTAGTTTCTTTTAAGTTAATTTGTGTTGTATTGTTGTGTCTTACAAACTTTACTTCATAAATTCTATTGTTTGCTAGACTATCTGTATCTGCAATAACTAAAACTCTTGCACCTTCAAACAAAAATTCGCCATCAATGTTATAACCTTGCGAACCTTCAATTTTAGAAAAGACATCATCTGTAAATGTATCTACATAGTCAACTGTTTGTTTTGCAACGCCACCGTGATTATATAATTGTATATCAGGAAGGAATTCAATAATAGGTCTTTTAGCTCTAGCTGACTCCAACGAATCAAAGTCTTGATTTCTAAGTTTGTATGCTGACTCTAAAACAGTTCTGTGGAACCATCTATTATATCTGGACCACGGGTTTGAGTCTTGGCTGTTTCTAGAAATTGTAATATAATCTTTATTACCAGGATACTGTGACGCATCGTCAAAAGGCTGTGTATCAAATCCTTGATTGTCAAATAGTATATCAGGAGAGTCTGTGTCTAATGGCGGTGGTACTAAGTCAGCAAATCTAATTAATTTAATTTCACTTCCTACACCTTCAATTAACCACTGTCCTTCTGCATACTTAGACGGCTGTACTTGTCCTCTAAACTCTACAACTAAACCGTTTGTAAATTCAAGTCCATCTGCTGTTGTGTAATTTACTTTACCTACAATTTCTTTATCAACATCAATAAAAGTATTTGTGTCAATATCCGCAATAATAAATCTTCCTAGTCTATTAGGAGTAACATCACTTTGATAATATAAAATATCTGGTGAGTTTTGTGGAACTTTAAATGTAACTGTTCCTACTTTTGCGCCGTTACCTTCTACTCCATCATTGTATAGTAGTGATGCAAAGCCTGCATCATTTGAAACTAGTTTCCAATCTTGTGAATCAATTGTAATACTGCTTCCGTCTAACGGACTAGTTTCATTAACACACTTCCAAAGTTGTTTATCGAATACTGCTAGTTCTCCTGGAAAATATGCTTTGTTAGCATTAAATTCTAATGAACCTGTGTCGTAATTATTTCTAATATAGAAACCTTCTGCGGGAGAATTAATTTCAAATTTGTACTCTTGCCCTCTATACAAAGTAATGTCGGGATTGTTAGTTACGCTATCTGGTGTAACTATCCAACTGTTTATTCCTGTTCCTACTTTATATGTACTTTGAATATTTGCTGCTTGTCCGTATACATCTATAGATGGTGGACCTCCAGGAATCCAATAGTATTCTCTATAGTTAACAAACTTGTCCCATATAATAGGTGGGTTCCAGCTGTAGTGTTCCTGCTCTGTAGTTTTATCATCTCTCTCATTAGCATTACCGAAAAATTCGATCATGCTTTTAAGATCAATATAATCTTTAAACTTTAAAATTTCTTGGTTTTCTTCAACCGTAACCGCTGGCTCAAGTTGATAGCGACTTCTTAGAGTTTGATCTGTATCAAGATAAACATCTTTACCAGTAAATGTTTTTCCGTAACGCTTACCGATGTAACCTACAGTTTTATCAACAACACCTGGTTGAACTAGTGGATCAAGTACACCTGATAAAAATTTATCATTGGCTGGCGTTTGAAAGACATTAGGTAGTAAGTCTTTACTTTTTCTAATAGGTATTTCACTGTTAGGAAACTTTTTGTTATCTGCCATTAGTAACTAGAACCTCCGCTGCTAGAAGAACTTGATGAACTAGAGCTGGATGAACTAGAACTGGATGAACTAGAACTGGATGAACTAG